CTCAACGAACTCCAAAGATATAGTTCAACAGGTTCTATCGATACTGGAATCCTCGCAGCGTTAGGTGATGCTAAGATAGATTCTCTTACAGAGTATCTAAAGCATAAGAAGTTTAATGATGTTAAGAAGTGGGTTACTCAGAATTTAGATAGTGACCCTACTGCTATAATGAGGAAACTATATGACAGTCTTTCTACTATTATGGAAGGACCAAGTGTTGCTGCTGCTGTACTTGTTATTGCAGAGTATCAATACAAGTCTGCCTTTGTGGTAGACCAAGAGATTAATCTCTTAGCCTGTTTAACCCAAATTATGTTGGAGTGCGAATTTAAATGACATTAGCAATTTTAAATCCTGAAGGGAACGTTGTTCCTTTTTATCCTATTAAGGAAAGTGGAATCCTTGAGGCATATTGGATGCCATATGAGGAGTACAATTCTCTTGAAGAATTATTCTGTCAAAGAGATACAGAAAATCGTTTATCAAAAAAGAAAAAATATCTATTTGAGTTTATACCAGAACATGCTGTTGTTTTCACATGTAAACTTACAAAAGATGATACTGTAAATGGTAGAAAATTCAAGGTTGGACATAAGTTCAGAATTGATTCTAATACTCGTGCAGAGAATTGGAGAAGAGGCGGTTCTACTGCTATCCCAAAAGATGTTCTTGTAATTGAATTTTCTTATGAAGATTTCTTACGGATGCGTAAGTGCTATGATACATTTGATTCTATTACTTCTGTAGAAGCAACAGCAGAAAAATTCTATGGATTGATTGTTGGTTCATGTGGGTATCAACCAAAGTCTAATAAGATTAAAAAGGGTACTATTGTTACTGCATTAAACTATGCTAGTCACTACTACAACCCAACAGAATATCCAAATCCAATTGGTATACCAGTAGAGTCTCTATTAGGACAGATATATCATTTCCTATCAGAGATAAAAACTATTGATAGTATCATCAATAAGGCTAAGTGGCCACAAGCATTACTATGTGCTTCCATTATGGCACTTAAAAAATATGGTGCTGATAACGAACTCCTTATTAAAGGACTTAAGAATATAGATGCTGGTAGGTCTAACACTGAAGAAGATTATCAAACAGGTATAACACATATCGTTGAAGAATGGAAGGCAAGAGATGAGGAATCATTCCTTGGTAAGAAAGGTACTGCTGCTAAAGAAATGAAGAAGCAAATATCTTATTGCTGCTATTGGATTGATAAGTGGATGTCTAACAAGAAAGGTAAGCAAGTTGGTGGAGACTGGGAGAACACATGTGTAAGATACAAAGATGAAACTGTAACACAATTAACTAATTTGTTTAATAATTCTCCTGGTGTTGTGGTATAATGGGTATAGTAAGACTCTCTAATCCCAAAACAAGATTGTATAAGGAAGTGAAGTCTTATATATTATCTGGACGTTTTCCTTGGTATTTCCATGAGCAACAACATCCAGATGAGTATCATGATGATAACCCAAATGCAAAGCATATGTTTGTTCATCCAAAAATGAACTTAGATAAGTTAGGTCATGTACCTATGCATAATCATGGATTTCTAGGAAGACCAGAACCATTACCTAGATTGGAAGATGTCGAATATCTTCCTATGGTTTATGGTATGATGAAAGAAATTTTAACATACAATCATATCATCCCTGAAGTAGTGTACAGAATTGCTGCTAATCAAGTTAGACCCAATTCCAATATAGATACTACACACATCCATATAGATCATTATTTTCCTCATAAGAATATGTTGATTTATTTTACAGATGCTGGAGGGGAAACTATTATTGAAGATGATTTTCATGATCCCCAAGAGGATGATGTTATTGTCTTTGAGGGTTATCATACTCACAATGTACCCAAACTAAAAACTAGGGTTGTCCTAGTAGCAACTTACCTCTAAAATGATTACTAAAGAAAAACAAAGAAACCAAGTGAAATCTAAATTCTATTACATCTTCTGGGGTCTCGCAACAGTATCAGTATTTGCTGGACAGTTATATGTTGGTTCTGGATATCGTCAGATGTCGAGATCTTTTAATCGTATCATGGATGCGATTGTTGTTGAAGTTGAAAGAGGATTACAATACAACGAGAGGTTTTACTAATGATTTTAGTTTTTATTATCGTAGGATTATTGTTCTTTATTATGGGGTATGGATTGTACCTTACAATAGGACCAGGTAAAAAAGATTTAAGAGACCCTATTGACGAACATGCTAAAATGCATGAACTAGGCATTGCACATGGACACGGTGGAAACAAAGATGCATATGAAATGTCTGGTAAACTAAAACACACACATGATGAATAATGAAACTAACTCAAGAAGTTATTGACAAGATTCAAGAAGCCATGTTACACACCAAAATGAATGGTGATATGAACTGGTTAGATGGTGATGAAATTGATGTGTGTCTTGGTGGCACATTTGCTGGAGATAAGTTTATTGCAATTCACAACAGAACACGAAGCAACACTACTAAAAAATGAAATCTTTGAAAACTCCACTTCGTTATCCAGGTGGTAAGTCTCGTGCTATTGCAAAGATGGCACAGTTCTTACCTGATATGAATAAGTACAAAGAGTATAGAGAACCGTTTCTTGGAGGTGGTTCTGTTGCTTTGTATATGACAAAAACATATCCTCACTTAGAAGTGTGGGTTAATGATTTGTATGAACCATTAGTTAATTTTTGGCAACAACTACAGGATGAACCAGATGAAATTACGACCAGACTCAGAACTTTTAAAACAACATATTCAACTCAAGAAAAAGCAAAAGAACTTTTTTTGGAAAGTAAGGAACTGGTTAACGATGCAGGAGCCAGTCTCGTTACCCGTGCTGTTAGCTTTTATATTGTTAATAAGTGTTCTTTCAGTGGTCTTACCGAATCGAGTTCCTTCTCCAAACAAGCCTCAGACAGTAACTTTAGTTTACGAGGCATAGAGAAACTACCAGAGTATTCTAAGTTGATAGAGCATTGGACTATAACCAATCTCACATATGAAAGAATGGTTACTGATGATAAGAATATATTTACTTACTTTGATCCTCCTTATGAGATAGGTTCTAACTTATATGGTAAGAAGGGTGGAATGCATAAGTATTTTGACCACGATGCATTCGCTCAAGAATGTGATTTACATACTGGGCATACCATGATATCATATAATTCATCTCAGTTAATCAAAGACCGTTTTACTGATTGGATTCCAAATGAGTATGACCATACTTACACGATGAGATCTGTCGGTGATTACATGAAGAATCAACAAGACCGTAAAGAACTTGTTTTAACTAACTATGCCATATGATGCTCGGTATCCTCTTAAGGATTATTTGAACAGTATTAATTTCAACAAGGAGAATCTTATGAAAGATGATCCTGGTTGGGAAAAGAACTATCCTCCTTACGTTATTAACAAATGCTTGTCACATCACATGGACACACTGGGATTTGCTAATGAGATGAATCGGTATCCTAACTTGGATAAGGAATTACAATATTCTTTTTATCTAAATACAGTGAGACCGAAGAAGAGATTCTCTCCTTGGGGCAAAAAAGCGAAGGTGGAAGATCTTGACCTTGTGAAAAAATACTATGGCTATAGTAATGAAAAAGCAATTCAAGCCTTAAGGATCTTAACTCCAGACCAACTTAATTACATTAAAGAAAAACTGAATAAAGGAGGTAAGAGATGACCGAATTGCAATGGACTAAAGATGATATGGTTGAGGTGAGTTTGAAAGAACCAGATGATTTTCTGAAGGTTCGTGAAACTCTTACTCGCATAGGTGTTGCTTCAAGAAAGGAAAAGAAGTTATATCAATCATGCCACATCCTTCATAAGAAAGGACAGTATTACATAGTACACTTTAAAGAACTATTTGCTTTAGATGGTAAGAAAGCAAATCTTTCTGAGAATGATTTTCAAAGAAGAAATAGAATTATTAAATTACTATCCGATTGGGGGTTAGTAAATGTTGTGAAAGAATCTGCTATAGGAGATGCAGCTCCGCTTAGTCAGATAAAAGTTATAGCATATAAAGAGAAGGGGGAATGGATATTAGAATCCAAATATAACATTGGTAAGAAAAAACAACCTACAAGTGTATAAATAGGGCCAGTTGATAAAGTTATATGTCCGAAGAAATTTTAGATGATAAGACGGAAGTAGTAGAGAAGAAAAAAGGTTTCTTTGGTAAAGCAAAGGATGCTATTCTTCCCGATGCTGACGAACAAGCTGCTATCATTAGTACATTTGTTCGCATTACCGTTCTTGCCTGGTCGGGTGGGATCTTGACTTTAAATTATGTTGCTATACCAGGTGTACCGCAACAGAAAATTGATCCAACTTTTATAGCTTCGGTTTTTACAGGAGTTTTAGCTAGCTTTGGAATTCAGACCGCATCTAAAAAGGGTGACGGTACTATGAAGATGGATAAGAATGGTAACGCTGTTAATGGTAATGGAACACCTCCTGTTACTGCAAAAGATATTGAAGCGATCATAGCGAAAGCTGGACCTACTCAAACAATACGTATTGAACAAGCACCTCTTAAGATAGTTGGCGTGTCCGATACTGACGAAAAACCTTACAAATTATAGAGTCATGAAATTTAAGTTTAACGATATTGCTAATGCAATAAGTGTAGCATCAGGAGTAACACTCGCTGGTATCATAGCTGTAGGAACATACGTCTTTGTAAACAAAGATGCTATCATAGATGACATCAAAGATGCAGCAATTGAGTCTGTAACAGGGGGCATGGGTGGAGACCTTCCAGTAGGTGCTCCAGATCTTGCACCATCAGGAGGTACTGCTGGATTGGGTGTTGCTATACCTAGTAATCCTTTGTAATGGACTTGCAAAAGATTGCTTCTACTGGTACAGCAATTGCTGTAGTGGGAACTGGTGCTGTTGTTGGTGGTAACACAGTTATTGACCAACAAACTGGTGGTCCTGAGAGGAGGGAATCTGAAAAAATAGAAATGATAAGACAGATAGTTGCAGAGGAAGTATATCTGCAACTAATCAATGCTTGGCCAACAACTAGTGGTCCTGTTAAGGGAATGAAAACAAATCCAAAAGACTATAAAAAAGAAATCCCTAAATAGATTAGTTTTGCGAAAAAATAATGACGAGTTTGATTGACCCAAAGAAATTTACAAGCACAGTGGAGCGTTTACGCTCCTTTTTTTTAGCCAAAGGATATTATGAGGTGCATACTCAGAATAGATTGAGTATCCTTGCTGCATGTGAAGACCCTGAAACTGTAGCAAGTTATGAGTACGGTGGTAATATATGGCCATTACCTCAGACAGGACAAATGTGGTTGGAGTATGAATTATTATCTAATCCAGAAGCACCAGGTTTCTTCTGTTTATCTACATCATATAGGGCAGAACCTAATCCAGTTCCAGGTAGACATGAAACAATCTTCCCTATGTTTGAATTTGAAATGAAGGGTGGTGTTGAAGAACTTAAGTTGATGGAAATAGAATTGTGTAAGTACCTTGGATTACCTAGACTAGATGTTAGAACCTATGCCGAATGGCAAGATAAGTTTAGAGTTGAAGAGTTAGACCATGATCATGAAAAACAAATTGGTTCGGGTATGATTACTGATTTCCCTGAGTGGACATCACCTTTCTGGAACATGTCTAGGAATGAAGATGGTGTAACTAGTAAAAAGATTGATGTTATATTGGGTGGACAAGAAACCATAGGTAGTGCAGAACGAAGTACTGATAAAAATCAGATGCGTGATACTTTCTACACTATATCAGATGGTGGGTATGCCCAACTTATAATTGATAAGTTTGGTAAGGAAAGAGTAGAGAAAGAACTAGAAGACTTCCTCTCATTTGATTTCTTCCCTCGTTCAGGTGGTGGGATAGGAGTCCAACGTCTAATGAATGCTCTTCCATAGAGCATCATTGTGAGGTGACGAAATTGGTAAACGTGTCAGTCTGTTTAACTGATGTTCCTGGCGGGACTTGAAGGTTCGACTCCTTCCCTCACAGTTTAAATAACTATATAGTGCAGTAGTGTCGTAATT